CACATTGGCCAATTATCTGTTGCTCACGGGATATAAATCCGCTGTTTTACCATTAAACTACAGGGGCACACATTTTTAAAGAACAAAACTATTTTAACTCAATTTCTTGAACAAGTCAAGCCATTTTTCGACAAAATGCGCTGGTGTGTGCCTATACAACAGTCTTTCATAATCAGGCATAATTTTTTGATTGTTCAACAACTTGATAATCAAATCATCCATGATATAACAACACTTCATAATGTGTTCTTCACGGCTATACGGCATTTCGTACACAATGCTTCGACCAGCAGCAGTTTCAGGCATTGCTGAAAAATCAGTATGCACACAAATACAACCGCAGGCTAATGATTCAATCAGACTAATGCAAGAATTTTCAAGCCAAGTACAAGGATAAAGAAAGAAATGTGCTTTATACTTCGCTTGAATCACTTCATTGTAATCTGGCGCAAAGCCGTGATAGGTTATATCTTTATGTGCTTTGATTTTTTCAAACAGAGATGCGTGATGCCGATCAACTTCATCCCAAGCATAGAGTTTGTATGAAGAAAAAACAGTTAGATGCAACAAATTCTGAAATTTTTGCGAAAGTATGTTAAATGATTCGTACAAAACATCAAGGCCACGATCCGGCACACTTGCATACACAAAATGCACTTTGTCAGTCGGCTTCTGAATCGACAAGTCTGGCACAAAATCAATAATGTTCTCAATCACCGATGTTTTTTCAATCGGTAGATTATGTTCACGCAAATATTGCTTTCGTTGCCAATCCGAAATAAAAACATACCAATCAAAGACCAATTTTCCAATTGGAGTGTCTTGGTCACAATGATTGTCCATTGCCCACAAAATTTGTTTCTTTGTGGGATCAACTTCCTGTGTTAATTTTGAAACATGTACTTGAAAACTCCTGTAACTGTCCGCAGGCACATACTTTAGAAAAAGCCGAGCCATGTTTTCAGTGCCCCCATGAGAGTTTTTCAACCTCGGCGGCATTTTCAGTTCGCCATTGATTAGACAGGACATTTATTCTTCGAAAATTTTATTGCGAGGCATACTTCCATTGAATTCGCCGTTCATTTTTCGATAATACAAGTAACCTTCATCATCAACACAAGCGTATCCGTCAAAAAAGTATGAATCCAACTTTTTCAAGCGAGGCAATTCACGCTCATCATAGTCATAAACATTTGAAACTTGACTTCCGAGCCATTTTGAAGCATTGTAGTCTGAATTTTCAGCAATTTTTTTCGCCATTTCTTCATTTTCTGCTTCAACAATGTGAACTTCAGAAAAACTGTTCACAGTTTCAATAACAAAAAGACGCTTTTCACTCATTTTCACACCTCTTCACCAATAGAGAAACGAATTTGTCGCACGGAATCATAACGGAACGAACGCCAAGCTTGTTTTTCAAGATCAAAAACAGCAATCGATTCATCACTTTGCGCTTTTCCGCTGTTTTTTGGCTTCATTTCTTCAGGAACTTCACTCTCGAGCAAAGTACAACGCATTTCTCGTGTCGTTCCGTCAAGTTTTTCGAAAGTCACAGTCATTTCACCGACTCGCAACATGTCTCGCAGCCACTTTCTCCCTTCAGGAGTGTTGATTTGACTGTCTTTTTTCATAGATTTTTCACTCATCATCATCTTCCTTATCCCAAAATTCACGGTCTTCAAGCATTTCACGCAAATTCCACTGTTCAATCAAGTTATCTGGAACAGTATCTAGTGATTCTACATCACTGTATTCAAAATTGCTATCAAAACCATCGGTAAATTCACCAACAAAGCACATACCTTCTTCGTGGTAAGAAGCATAAACATTAAAACCTTCTTCGGTCATAAACTCATACAAAGCAATTGGCGGCCCCCAAGGCGAATCAAACCAAAATGTGATTAGATTTTCATCTACACGATTCCAGTCCTGTGCATCACAATTCCATTTACAACCCCAATGATTGATTGACCACTCATACCAACCATCATCTCTCAAATCATCAGGCAGTGGCCGAAAGAATGTAAACCAGTCTTTACCATCTTTCTCTTTGAGAAATGATTCGAAGTCGTCCAGTTCTTCTTTTAGACCACGAATTTCAATCGTGTTATTGCACCAATTAGGCATGATATAGTCCTTAACAAATTACTTTTTCAACTCTGCAACTGCCTGCATAAGCATTTGCATTTGGCTCATTTTACTTTGAGTCTTCAGTTCATTGAGGTATTCTTTCCAGAATTTACCAGAATGTTCTGTCTTGCGTAGAAAAGTGCCGGCCAATTTTGCACCTGCCAAATTTTGAACATAAACTTTTGGATCCGCAAAAACAGCTTCAAACTCTTCATCAAATTCGGCAGGTTTATCTTTACTAAGGCGAAAAAAAGCCACATGAAACATATCACCAATTGATGTTGAATCAACTGGTTGTCCCATCTCACGCTTCACTTTGAAGAATGCTAACTCCAACTCATTATCATCATTGGTCGGTAAAAAAGAAAACCCATCGAAAGTTTCACTCGAAACATCCGACATAAGCAACCTCCTTGCGTGTATTGTTTTTTTCTACATTACGATTGTAGAGTTTTTTCGTAGCGACAACACGCATACGATATTTGGGTGTACGCAAATCCTTCGCAACCAAATTGCGAGGTTTCAATCTAGAGAGTTTCACCGTAATCTTTCAATACAATACGAATTGCTTCGACAGTTTTTTCCATGGCCGGAACATCTTCAGGATGCAACCATGCGCCTTTTTCAAAATGGTCTTTCAATTGCTCAAGAATGGAATTACCATAACTCTGTAAGTTAGCCACCGTGATTCGGTCGGCCGTATCATAATCAATGAAAAGACCAAAGCGCCTATTTGCTTTATCGTCAAAAAGTTCCATCTGTTCCATTTTGTTTTTCCTTAATATTAGAAATCACCATCTCTGCATCAGCAAAATGATCCAACTTTGCTAGTTCACATTCAAGCATCAGTTCTCGGGTCATCTCTCTAATTTCGGCCGAATATGCTGCAAACAATTCTTGAGCATATTGAATATCATCTTCATCACATTGGCTATACCAAACACGCAAAGACGCCTCATCAGCTCTCATCAAAAATCTGAGATTAGCCCGGTCATGTTCGTTGTTGATAAAACCTCGCATTATGCTGTGCTCCTGTAAAGTTCTGGATTGACCATATCATTGTAATAGTCAACCCATTCTTCGGCCGTTTCCGCATCCGAGAGAATCTTCATAATCGTGCGAGTGAAAGAATCCACCACACAAAAAATATTTGGACTCACCGATTCAATTATATATCGCATTAGAAATCACCGAGGTCGTATTGGTCTTCATACCAAGAATCATTGATGCTGCCACCATAGTCTTCATCGGTACCGAGCCCTGCTGAAGCCAGCGCAGTAGCATGGTCGCCGTCCATGGTATCATCAACGGCTTCCTGGCAATACTGGTCATAATCATCCATCATCTTAGCGGCTTCAATTACCCAAGAAACAGGAACATCAAACATTCGAGCAATTTGCTCAAACGACAATATTTCATTCGCAATAGCTTCTTGAATCTCAAGAACCAAAGCACCCATCTTACTCATTTTCAATCCTTAGAAAGTATTCAACGAAGGTTCAACGACAGCGATAATTTCACGCTCTCGTTGATAGGCATTTTTGCGACCACGGACAACTTCGACCACTTCATAGCGATACTCAGCTTCCGGGTGGCTACGGAGAAATTCACAAAACGACCAGTTCTTGTTTTCACGGAACGCCCGTGATACATGCTTCTGCCAACGAACCTTGACCGAGCGAAGAAACGCACGGCCTTGGGCGACAGTCAAACCAATGTAAGAATCACCGGTGTCTACGCAAGTCACCTGGTACAAAACATAGTTACGGTCAGAACGCTTTTTCATGGTGTTATTATATGTCAGGTTTCGAAGATTGTCAAGCCTGTTGTAAAAACGCAACATTACTTAAAAACAATAATAGCGAGTAAAACACTATTGAAAAAGAAACCAATCGAATTACTCAGAATATATAACTTATCATTATTCGATATTGCACGAATTAGAAACAGAAATAATCCCGTCCAAACCAAAAGAATCATTTCAATTGGAGGAAGATTAGTTGCATAACCGAGAATAACCTTTAATGTTGGCGGCAGAGTAGCCGAATGAATCAGTATCATGCCAACGTAACCGCAAATTTCCGAAATCTTCTTATCACTCATCATGTAGCCATTATAGGGCAAGAATGAGCAAAAGTCAAGAGCCGGCTAAGCTCTTGATTTTAAACAGGTATTTTGTTGTATCCCTACAACAGAGCGGCCGCTACTGTGGCGGCGTTCCAGGCAGAACCAAAAATCATTAGTGACCAAAAGAATTTACTTTTCTCTCGGAGTTCTTCATTTGCAGCACTAAACATCCATACTGCAAAAACACAATTTAATATTAACCAGAAAGTATTCATTTTTCCAAATAAGCAAGATTTTTGTATTTCAATCCACGTTCTTTCATTTCAAGACCAATAGTTGGTTTTTCTTTAGAAGAACCTTCAAAAGTGTCGGATAATTCTTTTTCTTCAATATAAAAATCCGGATCAATAATCGTTTCATCAATAGTCCGGAGAGCGTGAATACAAGTTGCTACGGTGTTATCTTCTAAAGCTGTTAGAATGTGTTGTGAATCTTTTGCGATAAAAATAAAAGATGGCGCTGTAAATACTTTGGAATAGATTATTTCACCATTGTCATCTAGTTTTTCAACCAAAAGTTTACCAGATGCCAATAAAGTACCGTGATCATAATCATGGTAATGTCCATGTTCCTTATCACCTTTTTTTACAAAATTCATAAGTCTACAATAAACATTACTTACTGCTAAAATTTTTACTTCTGGTTTATTCATGTTATTTCACCTTAAAAAATTACACCTTGATATTGAAAATCAAAATCAGTATGCTGTAAATGGTTTATTATATATAAATTTGCCTTAACTCTATATTTAATAAGCTTCAATAATAGTAGAGTCTAAAAAAGTCACAATAATATTAATACGCCTATTTTCCATAGGACTTTGACCATAATGTAAACCTTCAAATAAAAGAGCATCATCTTCTTTTGGAGTATGTTTCTGCTCCTCTACAATTGTATCGCCACCAGCGTCAGTCAAATATAAAAGTAGATTTCTATGTTTATACGGGTGATCAACATGTGGAACAGTTGATAAAGTTGTTTTAAAGGGATGTAAACAATTTGCATTAATTCTCAGTAGAGTGTAATAATCAATATTGTTGTGCGTTAAAATTTCAAGCGCTACTTTAACCGCTAAATCAGCGTGCGGCGAATTTTTCACTGGATAACCAGAGGCCTCAGGTCGAATTAAAATACCATGAGAATAGAAAGGAACATTCGAATAATTTATTGAATTATTTTCTGTAGATTGATTTTGATAGAACCAAGGAAATGAAGAAGATAATACCAAACTTTTCAATTCATGGTATGCTTCTGTTTTTGGATTTTCCAGTAATTTCATCATAATAGGGTAATTAATCGAATTAGAGCGATAGTATCAATTGCAGATAGCATGATATAATTAGCCAACATACCCGTACTTCCACGGGTATAAGCACAATATGCAAAAATAATACAATGAAATACAAAAAGTGGATACAGTATCAGAAACGGCGGTTCCGGGACTGTAGCGGCCATA